GCTTGCTGAGGACACTTGTATTCACCAGTATAATAGCGTTATGTTCGAAAGGAACTAACACCATGTCTACTAATGAAGTACAAAATCTTGATAGCACAGTCACTTTAGCTGCTGCTACGTTTGTTCTCGCAGATCCCACAAAATGGGACGAGCGAGACAACCGTGAGGTACCCAACGGATTTGAGACTGTTTATCAGCGTAATAACGCTAACCCTGAATATCCGGACACTATTCGAGTTGGGGTTTACTCCAACACAAAGAGTGGTTCGGAAGCAGGTTATAACGTCTCTATTCGACGGGACTACTGGAACAAGTACACCGACGATAATTCTGAGGTGCACTATGAAGCCAACGTTTTTACGATGGCTTTCCAGACCAAACGGCAGCCAATGCTTGGTGTGAGCGACCTCATGGTCTCTTTGATCATGAATACTGTCGCTTTAACCATTTTTGGGAATGCCTCATCAGGCGCACCCGATTTTGACGGTATAACCCGTCTCAGTCGTGGTAACACCAATTTGGACATTGACAATTTGACTGTGTCTTAAGACCCTACCAATGAAATATCATGGAAGGGTGTCCATACCTTCTGCTAAAGGGACCTTTACCAAATACCTCGGTGAAGGTTCCTCTAGCGCCAGGGATCTGCGTAAGTCCGTCGGTGATAACTGGCGGACTTTTATGATCTTGCAGATCGCCTGGGTTTCCTTGTTAGCTGATTCTGATCTTGGTGGTAAGCCAAACTCAACTTTAAATAAGTTTTGTCTGGCGTTCGCCTCCGATCCTTTGGAGGTGATTTCCACTATGAGTGAACTCGCGCATAAGCTTAGACGAAGTCTTCGCCGAACGCGTGAGGGAGTGCTCTCTATAGAGCCGCTCTTTGATGAATTTCGTGATACTCCCGTTTTCCGGGAATATCACGCCTTTTATCACACTCATGATCACAAGCTTCTTCGTTACCTTCTCTCGTTCCTCGAACTTGGGAAGAAGATCAGCTACGAAGACTCTCGGTTACATATCACCGCCTTACGCGGATGGTATGAAGTCGAGAAAAAGCTTGAAGAGCTCACCATACCTGAGTGGACTAATGGCTTAAAGGCCATAGTTCACAAAGTTTGCGAGCCCTGGGATTTCGATACCATGCTTCCCAAGCATGGTAACGGAGCGGTGGCGCAGAAAGGTGTGCTTGGGGTTAGAGCTAAGAATGACTTGTTTTACCTGCCCAATAAGATACGTTATACATATCTTAGGCCGGATAACATGTTTGACTCAGCCAATACCCCGTACGATTGCACACCCAACGGTGCCGCTACTAGCTATGATGGGATAGGTTCTTCCGTAAGCCGTCTGTATTTTGTGCCGAAAACATATAAGACATCTCGTTCCATTTGTATGGAGCCGATACCTTACATGTGGGCACAACAGGCCGTTTTATTACGGCTCGTACAGATGATCAATGCCAGTGTGCTTGATCGGCACGTAGTACTGCATGATCAGACGGTTAATCAACATGCTGCACGGTACGGTAGTTTGACCGGACAGTGTGACACAATTGATTTATCGTCGGCATCAGATAGCGTGGCTTGGGACCTCGTCAAAAAGGTCTTTCCAGCTAAAGTGCTAAAACACCTATACGCTACACGGACGCACACAGTTGCCATCGGAGAAGGATTAACAATTGATGTGAAGAAATTCGCACCAATGGGATCGGCGGTATGTTTCCCGATCCAATCAATCCTGTTTTCCTCC